CGGCTGGTATCTTTGCTGCTAGTGCCATTGAGTTTGGCGGAGATTATTTAGAATGGAAAACAAGAAAAGAAGAAAAAGAATTAGAACAAAGGAAGATAGATATTATGATTAAGGAGTTTGGTTAATGGTAAGTAAAGTTAAGTTACCAACATTACAACCTAGAGAAGAAGCAGCTGTTACTTCAAGTGTAGTAGATGTTTTCTATGTTCCAAAGAGACAACCAGTATCAAGTGTAGTAGGAGATATTGCTAGGTCTTTAGGAACTCTAGTTCCATCTCTTAGACAATATCAAGATGTAAAAGATGAAAGAGAAAAGCAAGAACAAATAGAAGAAGCTGACAAAGACTTCTTATTAAATAACAAAAAAGAATTTAAAGAATTAGTAAAAGACGGAACTATAAAAGAAGGTGCTAACCCTTACTATGTTAAAAGATATGTAAAA